TTATTCATCATCCGATTCCGCGCTGTACTCCACATCAGATAGTTTAACCTCAAGCTCTAAGCCCGTCGTGAAGCCGCTATTATTCAGATTGTGAGTCACCTTACTGATTAACCATGATTGCTCGTCTATGACGCGCTTAAAGCCTGACACTTTAACCGGTGTTTCCGTGTAAATATCTGCCCGACCGGTAGCCAGGATGATGGAGAACTCCGCAACGCCCCGTTGCAGTTTATCCCACTTCGCCTGAGCGGCGCGCATGGCCTGCGCTTTCGTGGCATATACCGTGGTCAGGGCAAAAACATTGTCAGCCTCACCGGCCATATATTCACCTTCGCGCGCTTCCGGTACTTTTGGCGCTTTCTTCTGCCTGACCGGTTTCGCTTTTGGGTGCTCCAGTGCGCGCAGGTGTTTTTCTTTCTTTTTGCGTTTCAGTTTTACCTTCTGCTTTTGCGGCTTCGGGTCTTTGGTGTGAAGCCACTTTGCCGTTACGCCGGTATAGGCTCCACGGTCAGCAATCGCAAAATGATGACGGTCGCCGTCGCTGCGGGTGATGGTAATCTGCGGGATTTTTTTACCGCTGGCCGTCACCCCCTGCCCCGCTTTGAGAAACAACAGTTTTCCCATTTTTACCGACACCTCACCGCCGTTGCGTTCTGCAAGACGGGTCAGGAATTTCGCATCAGACTCCTGCGACTGGTCGATGTGCGGGATTTTAATTCCGGCCAGTGACGGAGCGACACTGGCTTCCAGCTTGTTACGGGAGGCTATCGCCTCAACAATCGCACCGAGCGTGGTGTCATGCCAGGAGCCTTCACGGCGGGAATTGAGCGTCCCGCGGAAATCTGCACTCCGGGCGCGGATGGTAACCACATCCGGCGCGCCCCGGTGTTCAACCTCATCAACGGTAAATTTCCCTTTGCATACCAGGGCAAAACCTTTCCAGCCGATATACACCGTCAGGACAGCGCCACGAATCGGTAGCCCGACCTGCCCGTCGGCGTCGTTCAGTTCAATATCAAGCTGGTCAGCCTCAAAGCCCCGGTTATCCGTCAGGGTCATGCTCATCAGACGGTCGCTGATATTGCCGGTAATATCCCTGCTGTCGAGCATCAGCATGTAATCCGGCGTCAGCGTACTGCCTGCATCAAATGTCAGTGCATCCAGCATTATCCCGCCCCCGTCATATCCGTGAATTTAGTCGCCATACTGCCAGCCTTACCGATGAGCGATTCTGCCTGTTTACCGATATCGCCATAAAGCGCGGCCAGTGATTCATCAACGCGGGTGAGCGACAGCGTAAAATCAATTTTTCGGGGTGTGCCGTCTGCAAAGAAAATACTCCCTGTTTCACTCACCCTGCTGATGACATACATGCCGTAAATCATGCCGGTGCCATCCAGCAACGGCCACGCCCGACCTTCCTCTGCCATCAGCCTGAGCGTGGTCATCGTCAGCTTTCCGCCGGTCAGCTCGGGATAAAGCACACCGGCAAGCGTGATGTTTTCCTCGCCAACACCGAGAAACTGAAAGGCATCCCGTTTACCGATACGGGAATTTGACGGCCAGCGATAATCTGATTCACGCTGCATGGTCTGGTGTGGCAGCGTCTGGCGCATAAAAACAAACATACCTAACGCGAGCATCATTTTTCGTCACCTCCTTAACCGTCATGCATCATGCTGGCACGGGCGCGCGCACGTTTATCCCGCTCGTATTTTTCGAGCGCATCCTGTAACTGGCGGTCGAGCTGTGTCCCCGGCGCAGTACCACCCGTCAGGCTGATGTGATATTCGTTTTTACTCTGGTCTACATAAGAGCGGCCAGCCGGTGCCGTGACCGGCTGATAAGCCTGATAACCTGCATAAGAGCTGGTCGCCGGAATATAACCACCGCTGCCATACGTGGCGGCTTGAGTTCTGGCGGCGGTCTGGTCAAGTGTGTCTGACTCTTTGTTGATGACACCGAGTTTTTCCAGTACCCAGTCAACACCACTGCGCAGTTTGTTGAACGCATTAAGCGGCAGCATCAGCGCGTCAGCCAGTGCCTGCCCGAACATGACGCCCGTGTCACGGCAACGGTTCAGGGTGTCCTGGGTGGCTTTGACCGGGGCAATCAGGTTTTTAAACCACTGCCACGCGGCCTGTAACTTTTCACCCAGCCAGTCAAACACCGGTTTAAGTGGCGTGAACAGTTCCCCCACCGGCGCAAATGCCGCTTTCACCCCTTCAATCACACCGCCAAAAAATGCGCTGACAGGCTCCCAGTATTTACGGATAAGTAACGCCCCGGCGACAATGGCGGCCACCACGGCCACTACCGGCCAGCTAATCGCCCCGATAGCCGTCATAACGGCACTGCCAACCGTCGTGAAGATTGCCCCCATTGCGCTTGCTGCTGCGATAATGGCATTGATGCCGGTGATAACCGGCCAGGCTACAAGACCAATTGCACCGATGATGCCAGTCAGCGCCAGCGCGCCACCGGCAATGATGCCGATGGTTGACGCCAGTGATTTGTTTTTCTGGATCCAGCCGTCGAGTTTTAACACATACTTTGTGGCCGTCTGCGTGAGCTTACGCAGTGCGCCTTCCTGCTGGTCAAACAGGTCTGTCCCCACCGCCTCATAAGCGGACTGAAACTCCTTAAAGTCACCGCCTAGGTTGTCCTGCATGATATTTACCAGCTCGGCGGTCTTCCCGTCTGAGGCTTTAAACGCAGCGGTCAGTTTGTCCAGCTTTCCGGTTGAGGCGGCAGTCATCAGCACGGCGGCGGCTGAGCTGGCCTCCTCCCCGAAAATAGTTTTCATGTATTCAGCCTGCTGGGCAGTACCGAGCCGGTTTTTCTCAAAACTGGCCTGCATTTCTTTCAGAATGGTAAATACTGGTCGGGTGTTTCCCTTACTGTCTGAGGTTTTCACGCCAAGCTCTTTGAGTGCATCCCATGCTTTTCCCGTCGGTGCCTGCAGTCGGCTTAACACGGCACGGCTTCCCGTCCCCGCCATTGAGCCTGTGATTTTTGCATCATGCAGCGCCCCGACCATTGCGGCGGTTTCTTCAATGCTGACACCGGCATTTTTTGCCACAGGTGCGGCATAGGTCAGCGCATCACTCATGCCGTCAAAATCGGCGGCGGTTTTGTTCATCGTCATGGAGAGAACATCCCCGATATGAGCGACCTTATCGTTTGAAAGCTGAAAGGCGGATTTCATCCCCATCAACAGGGCGGCGTTTTCTTCCATCGTGCGACGGTTCGCCAGCGCCATATTCAGCGTGACCGGCGTTGCCGCCTGAATGGCATCAACATCCCCACCGGCTTTTGCAATGATAATCTGCGCACCGGCTGCATCATCCGCCGAGGCGGCGGTGTTGTCGCCGAGCTGGCGCGCCTGTTTGCGGAGCGCGGCCATTTCGGCGGAGTCTTTTGCCACTCCGAGCACAGCCTGTAATTCTGAGTTTTTCTGCGCAAACTCATAACCGGGCATCAGCAGCTTAACTCCGGCCATCGTTCCCGCCGCCGCAATCCCCACACCGGCAGCGCCCACTGAGGCCATATTTCCGGCCAGTTCCTTGCCGGCCTGATAACGCTGTTTGACTGCGTTAAGTTTTGCCTGTTGCGCACTGACACGCGCCAGCGCGTCACGCTGCCGGTTAAGCTGGGCAGTGGTTTCACTGATACGGTTTTTCAGTCCCTGCTCATCATGTGCAAGATTGCGGGTATTAATTCCCACAGCGGCCAGTTCCCGCTGCTGGCGTTTAACGGAATCCGTCAGGCGGTTATATTTCGCCTGTAAGTCCTCCGCCGCACGCTTTGCGGATTCCAGCACTTTCGCCTGAGCACGGGTCGGACGTTCGGTGTTTTTAAACTGTGTGGCAAGGGCTTCGGCTTCCTGCCGAGCCTTTTCAAGTGCATGACCAGTCACGGCGAGCTGTGCACTGGTCTTGCGAAATCCCTCAATACGGGATGCCTGACCGTTCAGCTCGCGCAGTGATTTTTGTGTTTCCCGGATATCCCCCGACAGCGATTTGCTCGCTGTGCGGATGGATTTAAACGGGCGGGATGCCTGGTCAACAGCCCTGAGCAATACCTGTAATTTTACATTGTTACTCATTCGTGTTTCCGCTTCGCCGGAGCGCCTTTTCGCGCCATGTGATGAGTTCGGTCAGGCTCATGGGATACAGTTCTGATGGCGGCCAGTGAAATATCACTGCCACATCTGCCATCAGGTCATCGACCGAGAGATTTTTCGGAAACGTCACTGCACCGAGTTCGGCGACAAAAAACCGACCACCTTACCGGCCAGCGCCACAAGGTCAGGCAGTTCCAGCGCGGCGACTTCCTGCTCGGTCAGCATCGGTGCCGTCATGCGCGGCAGCACTTTAATCAGTGCATCGACTTCGGAGTTCGCGACTGCAGCCAGACTGACACCGCGCAGCGTCCCGGCATTGGGTTTCATCAGCGTGACCTGTTCGATAACCTGCTCACCACGTTTGACCGGATTGTCCAGGGTAATGACGTTTTCTTTGTTCATGGTTTTCTCACTTCTGAATCGGGGTTAACCGGTCAGCCAGGCTGACCGGATGAAAATCACAGGCCGATATTGCGGCGGTGTTGCTCCAGCCGGTCGACGCCGTTCACCTTCTCAATCATGTTGATGGTGTCGATTTCGACCAGCTCCTTACCGTCTATCGTCAGCCGGAAATAGGTGCAGACCACGGAGATTTTCGACTCGGTGTCTTCTCCCTGTTTACCCTCGCCGGTGTCGATTTCTTTCTGACGGCCACGCATGACCACTTCTACGGCCACCGTTTCGCCGGTATCGTCACGCTGGTAAGAGCCAGCAAAACGAATCGGCACGGCATCCACACCGGTTGCGGCGTAAAGCTCCCAGATAACCGAATCCGGGAAGCCCCCGAGCGACCACTCCATTGACAGCGCATCGTCATCAAGGCCGAGGTCTACCGGTGCGCTTCCGTTCATCCCCGCACCGCGATAGTTTTCGAGTTTACGGGTCAGTTTTGGCAGCGTGACGGATTTTGCAACGCCCTGATAGCTGTAGCCGTTCAGAAAGACGTTCATTAACTTGAGTTTGCGCGGCATTGCCATCGGTCAGGCTCCTTAATTGCTGTTAACCGAGGTGACCAGATTTGCCAGGTATTTATCGGTAATACGCTGGCGCAGGGTCAGGTTTTCGAGAGGAGGCACCGGTGTATAGTCGTAGTCGATATACAGTTTTCCGGCCTTGAGGGTTTCCGCATCGTTGGATTCTTCGCTGAACCAGCAGGTCGCATCCACGATATAGCCGTTTGTTTTCAGCTCACGGAATTTGGCATTGATGCCGTCAACGATGTCGCGAATCAGCGTTGCGGTGATAGGCTTGTCCACCGCCCACATATGCGCCTCAGCCATCGTGTCGGCCAGCACCTGCGCGGTGCGGGTGTAGTTTTCAAAGAGGAACAGCGGGTCATCAGAGCAGGTACGGTTACCCCAGAAGCGGAAACCGTCACGGCGAATCAGCGTTGTGACGCCTGACTCGTTAAGCAGGTCAGCATCGGTGCCGGACTCCTGCAAATCCCAGAATACAGATGCGCTGATGCCGGTAACACCGTTCACCCCGACGTTGGACAGCGTTTTATGCCAGCCCTGCTCCTGGTCGATTTTGGCACGCAGACCCAGCGCACGGGCGGTGGCATACGCGGTGGCGGTGGTACTGGTGACCGTATCCCATGCGAGGAAATCCGGCCAGATGACCATCAGCTCACGATGGCTGAAATTCTGGCGGTAGGCTTTCACCTCGGAAATGGTTTTACAGCCCCATGCGCTGATATACCCGAAAGCTCGCAGCTTCTGACAGACGGATGCCAGTGCAACCGCCACCTCTTGGGTGTCCAGTCCCGGCACACCAAGAATACGCGGTTTAACACCGGTAACCGACTCTGCCGCCAGCAGGGCTTTCAGTCCGGTGTACTGACCGTTTTCGTCGGTGGTGCCGATGATATTGGAAACGGTCTGCGCGAGTTTCGTTTCTTCGTCGTCGCCGGTGCCGTCTTCCACACGCACGACTACGGTGACCGGTTTTGACTGGTCAGCGATGGCCTGCAACGACGCCGCCAGCGTGCCTTTTTTACCGGCCTTTGCAATCGCGCTCTGCACATTGGTAATCAGCACCGGTTTATTGAGGGGGAAGGTTTCCGCATCCGCATCGCTGGCCGTGCAGACCATGCCGACAATGGCAGTGGATACGGTGGAAATGACGCGGGTGCCGTCGTTAATCTCCAGCACCTGCACGCCGTGATGATAGTCACTCATCCGTTTAACTCCGTGGTTAATGGGTGAGTAGTATTTTCAGTTGTGCCGGAGATGTCAGGCTATTTGTCCCGGTTGGCTAAGGGATGACACAATTTATTCTTTGTCGCTGATGAGGGGAATTTTTTATAGAGCGTGGACAGGCCAATATCAAAAATCAGCGTCACACGTTGACGAGATTCCCCCGCAGCCAGCAACCGTCCGACCTGCTCCCACTCACTCGCGGTGAGCTTCGGACGTCTGCCACCAATACGACCTTTAGCTCTGGCCGCTTCCAGTCCGGCGCGAGTCCGCTCGACAATGAGTTCTCGTTCCATTTCAGCCAGGGCCCCCATCACATGAAAGAAAAAACGCCCCATCGGCGTGCTGGTATCAATGGCATCCGTCAGGCTGCGAAAATTAACACCGCGTTCGCGCAGTTCCTCAACCAGAATGACCAGATGCCGCATACTACGCCCCAGCCTGTCCAGCTTCCAGACTACCAGAGTGTCACCTGCTGATAATGTTCTGAGCAGTTTTTTCAGCCCCGGTCGGTCGGACTTAGTGCCGCTGATTTTATCCTCAAAAATCAGCTCACATCCTGCACACTCCAGCGCATTACGCTGCAATTCCGTATTCTGGTCATTTGTTGATACGCGGACATAGCCAATAAGCATGATGGATCCCCTGAATAAAAACCGGAGATGATGCCAGTTAGCCGTAATCTCTGCATTTTCTTAAACGTTGGTTTGGGAGAGGCGGCAAAACGGGATGTGGGCACAGGGGGGAATCAGATCCCGGATATGGGTAGTTTTGAATTCAGGAATGAACTGAATGAAGGATATGTACGGTTTCCTCAGAAATGGATGCTGCAATGGAAGAAAGTCTCTATTCCTGCAGCATCTGGTACTAAAGGGGCTACAGTATCAGCAAACTATTTAATCCCGTTCACATTAACGGTTATTGGATCATGGGCCAACGTTGAAAGCCGCACCATTAACGTGGCGGCGAGTCCGTTTGTCAGTGCATCTAATAACAATCTTTCTTCATTTCTTGCAACCAGTACATATACATCCAGCCAACTGGAAGTAATGGTGTATTCAATAGGGCGTTAATTATGGAATTTTTATGGTCTCCCGCAAACCTGTCATTTTTTCCCGAGTCCCTAATACAGGAATATATCGATGCTGGCTGGGATTTATCAGATGCCGTTGCAATCAGCGATACCGTAAGAGCGGAATACGGTGGTGTATGGCCACAGGGGAAAATTCTCTCCAGCGTGAATGGAATGCCAGCCTGGGCTGATATTCCACCGCCAACTCATGAGGAACAAATTGCCGCAGCCGAACTGGAAAAGCAGCAATTGATTGATCGGGTCAACGAATACATAAACAGTAAGCAATGGCCTGGTAAAGCGGCGATTGGTCGTCTGAAAGGTGAGGAACTGGCACAATATAATTTGTGGCTGGATTATCTGGATGCACTGGAAATGGTCGATATTTCCAGTGCTCCAGATATTGAATGGCCTACGCCTCCGGTAGTTCAGGCCAGATGACATCCGGCGCGGTGCTGGTATCTGTTGCCACCACCGCGTCAATGTAATCCAGCACGGCGTTAAGTCGGGTTGTTTCTGCCAGCGTCAACTTCCGTCCGGCCTGTAATTTCAGCTGAATCAGACTAATGGAAGCCATTGCTGCATCAATCAGTGACTGGCGCTGTGCTTCTGCCGCGTCTACTGCGGCACTATGCTGTGCCTCAGTATCCGTCACCCATTTCTCACCATCCCATTTATCATATGGCGTTAACGGGGCGATAGTGGTTGTATTTTCAGGGTAATCACCCGGAGCTGTGATTTCTTTCGATTCTCCTGTTTCGGTGCTATAGATGATTTCACCGCGATGGTCTGGCACATATTCCCATGAGTTAAAATCTGCAGAACGGCAGATTGCATAACCAGCTTTATGTGTAACTGGTGCATCTAAACAAGAACATGCCGGGATACCGACGCCAACCGCAAGATATTCAGTTGATGTGGAAATATATTCCCGCGTTTCACCATCATAATTATAAACGGTTATGTCTCCCGCTTTTATGGCAATGAGTTCGTTATTTAATACGGCTTTATTCATCAGGCAGCCCTCACGATATAATTAAAGGCAATGTTACGAGGTCGGTTTTCGTTTGCAGTTGGAACAACTCTGGAAGCATCGAATGTTACTCGCTTTGCATAACCACCGTTAATTGAATCAGATGAAGCAGCTCCGATGACGCTGGTTGTAAAAGCGCCAGAATCAGAAGGATAGGTATTAAACCTGACATCCACTAATGCACCAATTATATTTCGAATGGCATCGCCCTGTGATGAAAGCAAGCTACGGCTAGTATCTATTCCTCTTCCGTCATCCCAGCCACGAATAAACTCACCGCGTAAATCAGGCAATTTATTTGTCGGGTAAACTTTTGCCAGTTCCGGATACTCTTCGGCAGAAAAAGGCGCACCGTTGCATTTCAGCCAGCCTGTTGGCGGAGTGGCTGAAGGCCACGGAACAGGCACCCCAACAGGTAATGCAGAACCTTCTCCCAAACCAAGGTATGCGAGAAGACCGGCAACATCCTTTCCACTCAAATGAGTCAGCGTCTCATCCAGTGGCTGCTTACCTGACAGCGCATTGTTAATGGTGGTGCTGAATTTCGGGTCATTGTTAATGGCTGCGGCAATTTCTTTCAGTGTGTCCAGCGTGGCAGGCGCACCGTTAATCAGAGCGGTAATAGCGGCCTGAACAAACGCAGTAGTCGCAATCCGCGTGGTGTTATTTCCTGCGGCAGGCGTCGGCGCTTTTGGTTCTCCGGTAAATGTCGGATTATGTTTCTGTGCATACTGGGTATGAGGATCCTGTGCGGCAATGTGGTTTCTCATCTGGTCATCCACATACAGCCTTAATTCCAGGACTTCATCATCCACGTATTTACGGGTCGCCAGTACCACCGACGGGTCGATTTTCAGCGTGATGGCTTCGGTATTCGAGACAACCAGAATCATGCGGATAGTCTGGGTACGACCGCTTCCTTCCTGCAACTGCGGTTTGTACGTTTCCGGGCAGTTCGCCACCGCAATGAGTACGCCTTCATCATCATAAAGCCCAATCTCACGGATCCAGAATCCGCCCTCGTTCTCAGGGATGATTTGCTCCGCAATAATCTGGCTCTGGTTGTTCGGGTCAACACTCAGAAGATTCAGCGGCGCGATGCGTTTCTGGTTAATAAGTTTTGTCTGTGCCGGGTCTGGTGTCGGCAAGACACCATTTGCATCACCAACGGCCATTTGCGTCAGATTCAGCTTACTGCCGAGCATCGTCGCGTTAGCCAGCCGTGCCGCGCCCTGATTAGTCAGAATGGCGTAGTATTTCACTGTCATGCGTTTACTCTCAGGTTATCAATTAAATGAATGGCCGAGGCCGGGAAATAATCCCCTCCGACAATAATGGCCTCCGGGGTGTAGGGATAAACCGTCAGGGCGTCACCGTGATAGCATCCCGCACCGGCAAAAATGTTGCCGGTTGTACTTAAACTGATAGCCAGTCCCGTCAGATGGCGGCTTGCAGGTTTTGCATCAGCAACGAGACGCTCCAGCTCCTGATACATTTCCTCGGTAATACCCTGCTCAAGCACGCCAACAACGATGCGGAACGTCCCCGGCACCTCGTTGAGCTGCCACCACTCCCTCACCTCAATCAGATAGCCGAGCGGCTCCACCACACGGCGAATCGCACCAATAGTGCCCTTATGGCAGTGAATGAAATACGCATCGCGGATAACAGCGCGTTTTGTCGCTTCCGGCCATTTATCATCCCAGCGGTCAACCGAAAATGACCACGCCAGCCACGGCAGCAGATTTGCCGGACAGGTATCCGGGTTCCACAGCTCACGAATACTGACCGGCGTTTTTTCAATTTCCGCACAGGCTTTTGCGGCGGCGACTTCAAGCGGTGATGAGCCGGTCGGCAGCAGGCGCGAATCACTCATCCGAGCCTCCGGTCACGACGCTGTATTCGGTGCAGAAAGACGCCTGCGTACTGTTGAGCACAATGTCGGCCAGTGGTGCGGCCAGCTCGACACGCTGCACGCCTTCCACATGCAAAGCGGCATAAATGGCAGACAGACGGATGTCGCGCCCCAGCCGGTGCTGTGCCGTGATGTACGCTTCCAGTTTTTTCACGGCAGCAGCGCGGATGGGTTCGCTTTCGGGACCAGGGTAAAGGTAAAGCGTGGCGTTTATCTGGTATTCAACAATGGCGGCAGACTGCACGGTCACGCGGTCGGCCACCGGTCTGACGTCCTCGCCATTCAGGGCGTTACGCACCACGGCCAGCAGGTCTTCGGATGCGACACCGTTATTTTCACGTGACAGCACGGAGATGGTGACGCAGGCCGGAGACGGACTGGTGACAGAGATATCCGCGACACGCCCGTCGGCACTGCGGCCATGATACTGATAGGCTCCCACCGACCCGGCGACGCTTAAGCCCTCAAACGCCTGCTGAATACGCAGACGATAATCGGTGTCAGATTCCATCACTGCCGGTGTCGGCGGGAGGGTCGAATCATCTGCCGGGGTGATAATCAGGCGCGTGGTGTTGTAATTGGCACCAATCACATCAAGGTCATTACCGGCGGCACAGGCCAGCATCACCGCCCGTGCGGCCTCATTCACACGCTGACGCCAGATAAGCTCACGATAAGCGTTTTCCTCCAGCAGTTTGACGAGAGGCTCGGATTCCAGCGTCAGGGTACGGGCGACCGCCTCCTGCTGGTCTTCCGGGTAAAGGGAAATCAGTGTCGCCTTGCGTTCGGCAAGAATGGTTTCAAAGTCCAGCTCCTCGACCACATCCGGTGCGGGTAGCTGGTTCAGGTCGATAATCTGCATGGTTTCAACTCACAGGGATGGTTAACGAAAGTGGCTGGCCGGTGTCGTTGTGCTGACCGGTTAACGTGACCGTCATTCGCCCGTCAAAACTGCGCGCCGTGGTGACGGATGACAGGGTGACGCGGGGTTCCCATTTCAGCACAGCCATGTAACAGGCGACCTTAATCTGCAACTCAAGCGCCGGAGTCTGCGGCTGGTCAATCATTGACGCCAGCAACGAGCCGTAATCACGACGCATCACCCGTGAGCCGACCGGTGTGCGCAGGATATCGCCGATACTCTGGCTGATATGCTCAAGGTCAGTGACAGTCAGGCCATCACTGCGATTCATTCCGAGATAACGCGCTGTCATTTTGTCCCCTGTGTCCAGTTGTCTCCTGACTTAACACCACCGTGACCGTGGTCATCCACCTGAACGCCGTTAGACGTGAATTTCCCGTCGGTATGCTCGATGTTGCCGTGCATCTTCCCGCCCTTCTGCACTTCCAGCGTGCCAGTAGTCAGCTTGTTGGTGCAGACCACCTCCGGTGTGTCCAGGGTGACGCGGGTTGATGCTTTCACCGTGACCACCGGTACCGTGGCAGTAACAGAATCAGAAGCCGTCACGCTGGCCGTTTTAATTCCGCTTACCGTGAGTGCACTGGTTTCGGGTTCATACTCAATCACCGCCCCGTCAGGGAAACGGATATGCAGGGCATCCGCCGACGCAGACGGCGCGTGGTTATCGCCGGAATAAATCCCCGGCAGAACGAACGCCGTGTCGAGTTCACCGCCCACGGCCAGAATCAGCACCTGTTCCCCCACGGAAGGTGCCCACCATGTGCGCGAACGTCCGGCGCGATGGGTCAGCCACTGAAGCCAGTCGGTGCACATGCCGCCGGTCTGCACACGGCAGCGACCGGCGTTAAGGTCGGTTTCGACGACAAGGCCGGTGCGAATCATGTTGCGCAGTGCGCGCGCGAGTTCCTGGATATTTGCGAGAGTGTTCATAACGGGAAGGATGCCGCCGGGTCATACCGGCGGCAATGTGACGATGAGGTGTCGGGAATGGCACAACTAACGGTCGAGGTGAGCCAGGATAATCTCTTCAATCATCTGCACATCCTCACCGGTGAAACCGAGCAGAGGGCGCACCGGATAATCAATTTTCTTACCGTCTTTCCGGTTTTCTTCCGACAGACCGAACTGATGCACACTGGCGATTTTCGGCGACTTCCCGCCGTAAAACTCCATTGATGCCTGTTCAGGGCTGGCGCGGATATGCAAAAAACGACTGGTAATAAGTTTCGCAAACATTTTTCGCTTAACACGACCAGTCTTTTTTCTGGCGCTCTGCTGCTGGCGTGGCGCGTAGGGTGTGCCGTCCGGGGCTTTCTGTGCCATCACCCGACGCTGCTGACTCTGTCGCAGACGTTTTGCCAGTTCGGCACTCAGTCGCCGACGCCCTGACGGTGACAGCGACTCAATCAGTCCGGTCAGCCGGTCTTCAAAACGCTTAAACTCATTCATCCCACTTGCTCACCAGTTCACCATTGATATAAAGCTCCACCGGGCGGGTGACCGGCTCCGGCGGCGGAGGTTCCGGGATATTCTTCACATGCAGTGCGCCGTCCACCTCACTGACCAGCGTGCGCTCGGTCAGCATCAGACTGATGCTGATATCAAAGCTGCTGTCATTGTTGATGTCTGCATAAAACGTGAAGCCCTTTTTCTGACCTGCGTCGGTGGTCATGATGTCTGGCTGATTTTCCCGCAGCCACGCCAGCACCGGCACGATGAGCAGGTCAAAATCACCGGTAAAGTCGGTCACAATCACGTTGAGCGTGTAACGCTTTTCGAATGACAGCGACGTCGCCAGTGTGGAGGCAATACTCCCGTTATCCACGAATATCCGCAGCATCTCGGGACTGGTTTTCAGCACCGTGACGGCATCAGTCAGCGCCCTGCGCAGGCTGTCGGGTTTGAGCATCGTTTTCGTCCTGACAGTGTTTAATCATTTTTACCTGGCTGGCACAGCGTGCCAGCGCGTTCTCAAGCTGTCGGATATCGGCACTTAAATCGCCGTTCGTCTCCGGGTCACTGCCCGGCATCGGGCAAAGGCTCACTTTCGGGCAGGCGTTGGCGACAATCACTGGCGTCGGTGCAGGCCGTGCGCTGGTGCAACCGGCGCACAGCATCAGGCAGGCCAGCGCCGTACCAGCGGCGAAAATCTTCGTTTTCATTCAGTAACCTCGTGATGGTTTTCTCGCGCTGTGCTTCACGCTTCGCCGCGTTCTCCAGTTCCTGACGCAGTGCCACCTGCGCCAGCTCGTTTTTGTCTGCTCTGGTGAGGGCAACATGAAGCTGATTTTTCAGCATGGTGATGGTCGTCTGCTGCCCGTTGGCGACGTTGTTCGCCCTGTCCAGCGAGGTGCGCAGGCTGGCGTTTTCATGCTTCGCCAGAAACAGACCGGCCACCGCCAGTGATAACAACACAACCAGCACAATCATCAGCTTTGACATGGTTCCCGCCCCTCAAAACGCTGACGACAGGCCGTGCGTATCAACCGGAAGAACACCGACGCCACGAGGTAAATCAGCGCGGTAAAAATCCACCCGGCAGCGACCAGCGAGATAAACGTCGCCACCATCACCACCAGAGCCGCCGCCCGTCTGCGCCACGGCACCGGCTGCAAAAACAGCGACGCGACAATCTTCACGGCCAGCGATTCCGGCGGCAGCTCCCGCCCGTAGCGTTCCAGCACATACTCCGTGGCATACACGCCGACACCACCGGCAACCACACAGATAACCGTCGCCAGAATCGCCCAGGCGGCGACAAACTGACGGCCACGCTCTGCGGGTAAATCAGGGACAGTGCCAGCATCAGCGCCAGCGACACGTTCAGCATCAGTGAAAGGGATAATTTCTTCATGGTGTTTACTCCGTTTAAGCCGGTACGCCGCCAGCGGTACGCCAGACGGTGACCAGTTTTTCCAGTGAATGCTCACGCTGACCGTAACCGGCACCCGGCAGGGACGCCCAGATATTGCGACAGCGTGAAATGGCGCGCTCAATGCGTCCCGCCCGGATGTCATCCAGTGCACCGCGTTCGCGGATCAACTGAATGGCAAGTCTGTCCTGTGACAACGGACTGAAATCCGGCAGGGCAAGCTGTTTGCGGTAATGCGGCCAGAACAGGTAAAGCTGCTGATAGCGACCGGAGGCCGTGGATTTTTCACCGCGACGGTTAAACACCTTCGCCGGTCGGCCATGTGCGAACGGGTGGTCACTGTAGTCGGTGAAAATTTCCGGCTTCCCGTCCAGTCCGGTGACTATCACGTCATAGCCCCGGTTTTTCGTCAGCGGATGGTTTGCCGTCCCTTCGGACACGGCCAGCATGTCGAGAAAGGCGGCGATATTCTGATGCGTGTTAATAACCGGCATTACGGTTTCCCCCTGCCCTTAAAGCGGCGCTGAATGGCAATCTCAATCACCTGATAACCGGCGATACCCAGCATGGAGCCGATACCGCACACCGCAGGCAGTGACAGGTCAGGAAACTGCACCAGAACAACACCGGCAACCATCGAGACAAAACCACCGAGCAACATGCGCCCGATAAACAGACGCGGGGTGATGGGTTCACCACCGGCAAGCACCTTGCCGACAACAATCAGCACCCCAATCATGAAAAGCGACAGGACGCTTTTTTCTTCTGCTGTCATGCGTTACTCCCACAGATTGACAGTTTCAGCCACGGGCGCGGTCTGAACGTCGGGCAGTTCGACGGCGGTGCCGTGCGGCAGCACCGCCCCCAGTTCAGCCAGTCCCGGATTTGCGGCGAGCACGGTCTCAACCACGCCCTCAGTGCGCCCGTAATACCGGACACAGATGGCGTCGAGCGTGTCGCCCTGTAGCGCAAAGGTCTTCATCAGATTTGACTCACGATGCAGCGCGGCTTGTCCTGGATACGCGCCACCGCCCAGCGCATATCCCGCCACAGTTCATCAATGGTGCTGTCAATGCTGTCGGCCTTCTTGTCGCCTTTGGCACTGGCATCCACGCCGCGATAACGCTCATAAAGCGATGCGGTCGCCATCGCACACACGGCGCGCTCGTAGTAAAAAACTTTGATGCTTTCACCGTCGATATCGTCCGCCGGGACTTCCACCAGACGCGTAAAACCGGCGGCAATTTTCTGTTCGCGGTACTCGTACAGCTCCGCATTCGTCTCCGCCATGCCTGACTTGATGGCCTCACGCAGACGGGCGGGGCGACGGTCTGCTCAAGGCGCATACGTTCCCGGACGCGCTTCGGGTCGATATCGGGAAAAAAGAACGTGTTTTTAATCACCGGCTCGTCGCCTGCCGGTTGCGGGATGACCACCGTACCCTCACCGGACACGGGAGCCTCCTTTCGCGGAATAATCAGCGTCATCATGACTACCTCTGAAAAGTCGGGCGGTGGACGCCGGTGCAGTGTCAGGTGATTCACCCTCACTGACCGGCGTGCCGCCCTGGCGCGGGGCGCATTCGGTTGTTAACTGGCTTTCTTTTTCGGGCGTCCACGTTTTGCCGGTGTCACGCTCCGGGTCTTACGCGGGGCGCGGATGGCCGCTTTGGGCTGCGGCTCCGGCTTCGGTTTCAGCTCCCGCTCCAGTCGTTCAATCTCTTTTTTGACGCCTGCCTGACAGTCGAGCTGTGTCGCACGTTGCAGGTGAGCCAGCGCACCGGCGGCATCACCAGCGTCACGCAGAAACAGACCGGTGATTTTGTGCAGCTTTGCGCGCACTTCATCAGGCATGTCTGCCGTGGCGGTCAGTGCAAGGGTCTCCGTCAGCAGGCGGGTATCCACAGACTCACCGGCAGCGTGGGCGCGCATGGCCGCGAGCGCCACCTCCTCGGTGAACATGTACGGCGGGGTGCGGCGGTGTTTACCCGGCATGGTCAGACCGTACTTCAGGGCATAACGGGCAATCTCCAGCGCACCGGCAATATCGCCGGTATCCAGACGCCACAGCATGACCGTCATCAGAATGTCATCCTGTGCACCTTTGCCCTGCTCCAGCACGCCGTTCACCCACGGCAACCAGAACGGCAGCAGTTCGCGTTTTTTCGCGGCCTTCAGCTCTTTTGAATAAATCGCTTTCAGTGTGCGCTGGTCTGCGGCCAGCTTGACCAGCATCTGCTCATAGACAGTTGCATGTCGCAGCGGGGCGGCGTCCCGCTGTGCGGTCATCGCTGCCGAGACCCGCATCATGTGGCGCTGTGCGGGACTCGTCATCGGTTACGCTCCCGGCTCTGCGGTCGCTTTAGCCAGTGTGGAGAAATCACCGACCTTAATTTTTTCCACCAGACAACCGGCGGCGTAGTCTTCCACCACGTAATCAATGTTCATTGACTCGTAGTTCTCCACGCGGTCAAGTTTCGGGTTTTCCTCAATCACGCGGCGATGGCTGTCATCCATGTAGTAGATGGACAGGTTTTCCAGCTTTGTGATGAGCATCGCATCCGCCGGGAAGTACGGGACGCGTACCGCCGGCAGGTTACCGATGCGTTTCTGGCTGATGATGACGTCAGCGGCCAGCATTTCGCTGTTGTCCTGCTCCTTGTTGACGATGGGAAAATACTTGTCCGCCAGTAGCTGACGTCCCACAATCACCACAAGGTCAGGGTCTTCCTGATACCACGGCTCAATCAGGTTGTTGGTCGCATCCATCACCAGTGCGTCAAGGCTGGCATAATCACCGCCCTTACCCACGCGGATAACCTCAGAGGTGGTGTGCCCTTCCTCGTCAGTGACCTTGCTCATCACGCGCGCCGGGGCTTCATTGCGGTATTTCTGTAGCCAGCCGACCGCCACATCCTGCAGCATCGGATTGCTGCTGCGGTCAGAGGTTTCGGCACGCCTCACGCCGTTAAAACCGGCCATGATTAATCAAGGACTGGCGTTTGATAATGGCGTTACGGACACGGAGCTGGAAATCCTGATAACGCGCCCACAGGTCCAGCGTTTTGTAGCGGATATAAAAATCGAAGTTAATCTGGTCGCATTCGTACTTGTTGGACTCCAGCTTCGAGAAGTCCTTCGGCTGACGCTCGGTGCCACCGGCGGTGTCTGTGGTGCTGGCGATGGAGCCGGTGACACCAATACCAATTTTTTCCCCTTTCATTTCGCTGACCGGCACAATGTTGATGCGGGTCAGAAAGTCAGAGGACTCCTGCATGGTGTTCATCAGGGTCTGGGTGAACCGACGGTTCAACGGTGGAATTTTTTCGACACATCACCGGCGTCGATGCCGTTCAGTTCGGCAACACGGACAGGTAGGCATTAAATTTAAAGCGGGTTTCCTGGCGCATAGTTTTTCCTGAAATTAAGGGTTAATCGTGAAGGTTTTCCCGGACTGGCTTGACGCCGGTCAGCAGTTCGTCATCAGGGCGTCACCGCCACCGCCGGTGGCCTTGCTGCGGCGCTGCTGGGTCAGACTTTCGGTGTGGTCGAGACTGTTTTTCAGGCGGCTGAATGCCTGGCTGGTTTCATCCGCCCTGTCAGTCACCTCCTGCTTAAGTGCGAAAAGGCGGTTTCCATCTCAGCGAGTCGCTGCTCAGTGGCGCTCAGCTTTTCCTGCACATGTTCAGCAACAGCGGTCACCGCTTCATGCACGTCATTCAGACGGGCGTCATCGCTGACCTGTTTGGCGGCCAAAAATGGATTTCACCTTTTCGGTCAGGGCGGTGAACACGGTTTCAGGCAGGTCTTCAAATTCCAGCTCAACAGGCGTTGCCACTGAAATCAGGTTTTCAGGGCTTAATTTGAAGCGGTTCAGGGGGTTGTGTTTTGCCGTGCGGCAGAATTCCAGGTATTCCGTGCCGAGGCTTGCCGGGTCATCGGTGACGGCCAGACCCACCAGATAACATTTGCCGGTGTTGGCAAAGTTCGGCTGAATTTCCATTGAGGTATAGACCTTCTGCGCGGCCTTGTTCATCGCGATAAGGTCATCGGTCGGGGTGATTTTCGCAAACAGCGCCCATTTGCCTTTCAGCGCGAATCATCGTCAATCTTTTCGGCCTTCAGTTCGGCCACATCGCCATAACGCTTAAAAATACCGTCAGGCAGGATGCCGCGCAGATGTTTCCAGGTTAATGCGGCACCATAGACACGCGGGTCAAAGGTTTCGGCCATTTCCTGAATATCCTGCGCACTGATGACACGCCCGTCACAGGTGTCACCCTCAACGCCGATACGAAAGAATTTTGAGACTTTTTTGGCCATTGTCAGGAGTCCTGAGTGATTAGAGGAGTCACATGTCGGCATCAGTTTCCCGACGATGCGCATCCTCCGCCATCAGTCCCGGATGGCTTATCACTGACACAACAGCACCTTAGCGAATCGCGGGGCGCGACTCAGTAGCCTTGCCGTGTATTCATCACGGCGAGGTATTCATGACCATCACCACAGACACCACTCTTTTACACGATCCGCGTCGTCAGGCGGCGCTGCTGTACTGGCAGGGGTTTTCCGTGCCGCAGATTGCCGCCATGTTGCAGATGAAACGCCCGACGGTGCAGAGCTGGAAACAGCGCGACGGCTGGGACAGCGTT